TACCTATTTCAACAAGCGCATCGTTAATTAAGTTAATAATATATTTTTCAGGTGCATCTGGAAATACTTGACGAACCCTACTAATTAATTTTTTTACAGTTATAGAATGAACAGCCATTAAATTCCACCATCATCAAGAACGGCAAATACATCATACACTAAGTCCCCACTAGAACTTGCACAATTAATATCAGCAAGGGCTTCTCCCCTTAGTCTAGCAAACCAAACCTCATTAGGCTCTATTACAATAGTTCCGCTATTTGCCGCTAAATTTCCATTGCTTAATGCAACATATAAATTAGCCGTACTAGCTGTGCTTCCATCAGTTGTTGCGTCATTTTTTATTAATATAAATACAACATCATCATCAGCCTCTGTTGTAACAGTCATGGTATCATCATAGTCAAGCGTTTGATTTAAATACTGAACTCCTCCAGTATTAACTAAATCCCTAACGGTTGTTCCATCTGTTTGTCCTCGCCAATGTATCCATTTATTATTATCTCCAACATCATTTAAATCATAAATAGTAGTTCCACCTACTGATACTTTTATATTATCCGGTAATACAGAAGCTGAAACATTTACGGTTGCCTTATTAGCCGCCATATTATCCCCCTTGCCCTATTAATATTTGTAAGCCTTTATCATAATCAGCTTGTAATTTTGCTTGTTGCTTTTCATACCAAGTATAGTAAGCGCTATCTACTGTTAACCTAACTTGAGCTTCATTTGCATAACCTTGAGATATTGCTATTTTAGATTGAATTTCAGATGCGTAAGCCTGAGCAGAAGCAACATATCCTTGAGCTGATTGCAAGTAAGAACCTGCAGTTCCAAGGTATCCCTGAGCCGCTTGACCGTAAGTACTTGCCACTCTTGAGTAACCAGCTCCATTGGCTATATAACCCTGTGCTACTGATACTTGAGATTGAACTTGTTGGACTCTGGCAGATACTTCAGCGACGTAAGTTTGAGCTTCAGTAGAAGATGCGCTAGCTTCAGCTAAATAAGCATTTCCAACTGCTATCCTATTTTGAGAAGTCTGAATAAAACTAGATGCATATTTTAATCTTGACTCAACCTCTAGGCTATATCCCTGAGCTGATTGAAGATATCCATTTACAGAAGCCACATAACCTTGAGCTAAATTTATATCTTGTGCAACTTCAGATAAATAAGCATTTGCTGTATTTATATAAGCTTGAACAGCTTGTCCTTTTGCACCTGTAAAAGTTTGTCTAGCTCCAACCTCACTAGCATATCCAGTTGCCTGAGCTATTGAAGCTTGAGCTTGTTGTAAAAAAGCATTTCCAGCATTTACCCTAGCTTGAGCTTCTTGATAATAAGAAGATTGTATTTTTATACTAGACTCTAGTTCTTGAACTTTTTGCTGTATGTTTGCTTGATATTCTTGAACTTCATCGTTAACTTGAGCGCTGTATTTATTTATTTCTGAATTAAACTTTGCAATTAAATCATCATTGTTTGCTACTGTAGCCTCTAGTGATTTAGCTTTATTTTGCAATGCTAATACTTGGTCTTGTTGTTTATTAAATTTATCAATATCAGTTGTCTGAGCGGCTTCTTGTTTTGCGTCATCAGCATCTATCCTTGCTTGGTTTAATGCTTTTTGTAAATCAGAATTGTGCTTAGCTAACTCAGCTTGAATATTAGCTTGATACCTAACATTCTCTTTATTATACTCATTCAATTCATTTTGTATATCTAATGAATATTGTTGCAATGAATCTGATTCTGTTTTTGACCAAGCTTGAAATACTTGTCCTAGTTCAGTATTATACTTATCTAAATTTCTTGAATACTCTTGTATTTCTTTATTAACCTCAGCTTGATAAGACTGTAGTTCGTTAGAATACTTTTGTAATTTACTGTTATTGTCAGAAACTAATTTTTCCATAGCTTTAGCTTTGTTTGCTAAATCTAAAGCTTGGTCTTGAGCTTTATTAAATTTGTCTACATCTGTAGTTTGCTGGGCTTCTTGCCTTAATTCTTGAGCTGATGCATTTAAATTTGCTATAGCAACTTGTAAATCTTGATTTGCTTTTTCAGAAGCCTCTTTAAACTCCATCTGATATCTAACATTTTCTTTGTTAAATTCATTTTGTTCATTACTAATATTAGCATTATACTCAGATATTTGAGCTTGAAGTTGAGAAATTTTAGCTTGAGCTAACTCAACATCTTCGTCGTCATCTATATGGCTAGTAACTTTTGCAAAGTCTAAAGAAACAACAGGTTTTGTAAATTCAGGAGCATTGCCAGAAACATCAACAATGCTGGGAGCAGTTGCAGTAGCAGATGTTATTGCCTGAGCGCTTGCATCCGCATTTGAAGCATCTGTGTAATCTACTGTATTTATAGCTGGAGCAACTGGCAAATCAGCGCTAATTGAAAAAGTACTTGGGTCATTATCGCCAAAAGGATTTGCATTACTAGTATCAGCATAAAAAGCTTTAAAAGCAACTCTAGTAGTCAAGTCAGGTTTAGTGTAAGTTGGAACATCTCCGCTTATGTCAGCCTTAGAAACACTTGCTACTGTTATTGCGCCAACTGGGGTTGCTGAAGCATCTGAATTAGAAGCATCAGAATATGAAACAGTCCCTAGTGAAGGAGCGCTTGGCGCTGAAACAGATATGGTCAAGTCACTTATATTTAGAGCGCTTGGAACAGCCGCTCTAGCTTGAGTTATTGGTGACGTTGCAGTAGAAGAAACCTCAGCCGCAACTTCATCAAACTCTTCATGCGCTAATAATATAATTTCATCTACCTTATCTAGTTCTGTGTTTATAGCGGTCAAAGCTGTAGCAAAATCACTACTATTATCTGTTTGAGTTGCTATTTCAGCCGCTTCTACTTTAGCTAAATCTATTTCTGTTTTTGCAGTAGCGATTCTAGTATTAGCATTTCCTAAAGCTGTTGTTGCGCTTGATATTGTGCTAACAGCGCTATCGGCTTGAGTATTAATTAAATCTAAAGCTGTATCTATTTTCCCATCATCTACTTCTGATTCAGAAGCATCAGCTTCTTGCTCTGCTTTATCAAACTCAGCATTGGCTAGCCCAACAGCAGTATTAATTCTACCTGCCGCTGTAGCTATAGCCGCTGTAGCTGTATCTATTCCACTATCTACAAGAGCCACCGCTTCTGCTAATTCAGCAGTTGCTTTATCTAATTCAGCATTGTCTAAATCTGCCTCAGCTGACATTTTATCTATTTCTATATTTGCTAAAGCTATTTCAGCCAAAGCACTATCAGAAGAAGAGTTTATAATTGCAATTTCAGTATGCATATTATCTGCTATTGATAATGTTTCATCAAGCTCTGTATTAATTGCAGTTAAAGAAGTAGTTATGTCTGAGTTAGAAGTTTTTGTACCTAATACATTTTGAATTGATTTTATAGAAGCATACAAAGGAACTAAATATTCTGCATCATCTGGAAACCTAGCTATAGAACTATCTCCATAGGCAACAGATGGATATGCCAATGTTTGTACTTGAGCATTATTTGAATTAGTAGGCTCAGGTATAACGCTCAATATATTATTATTTATATAATATACTGGGTCAGTAGCCGTAGCCGCATTCATATCATCAGAATCACTAGCCCTACCGCTCATGTTTGAAGGTATCATTCTACATGGTTGATTAATAGTGCCATCATCTCTAGTAACGGCAAATATTTCAGAGCCACCTATTGTTAAATTTGTACTACTTCCATTTAAAGAAGTAGCAGTAGTAAATAAAAGTTTTTTAGAAAGTGGTAATGCATTTAAAATTTCCTTAGCACCATCTGTAAGGAATTGAGTTAACTCAGTTTGATTTGGAGCACTACTTCCATCTATTGATAAGCTAGTTAACCCTTCTACTTGAGCTTCAAACGTAGCCATTAATTAACCCTCGCTTGTTTAATTCTTTTTTTCCAAATTTTATTCTGTCTCTCTTTTTTCTCTTTATTAACTTTGGCTATATGTGAATCCATGCTTATAGTAGAAAACTCCATGTCGGTTCTTTTTCCAGCTTCACTCATCATAAATAAATTTGTAGTATATAAAGCTTCCGATGCTTTATTTCCACAAGCTCTGCAATAGAACCAGTTTTCTGGATTTGGTGTTTCGCAATGTATACAATTCATATATTTCCTTTTTTAGATTTGGGGGCTACCCTTTATACGATAACCCCCACAGTTCTAATTACTGTTAACTTTATCTATTCAGTTTATGATGTTTGGATACCGTTATTAATACCACTAATTGCTTCAGCTAACCACTCGCCATTCCAAGCCATTATATTTACATAGTCACCACGTTGAGCAGTTGTATCTAATATAATATTTGAAATTTGAGTACCAGCAGTTGAACTAGCACCATCACTACCAGCATCTTTAGACACCACGCTAACGATAGCGCTTCCAGCCGCAATAGTAATATCTGCAGTTGGAGTTTCTTCCCATACAATGAACTTGTAATGAACACCATCTACTAATGTAGTAGGTAGCGTTATTTCGAAAGCTCCACCAGAAGAATCACATGTAAACACCTTACCACTATCAGCAGTTGCTAACGTTCTAGCCGCAGACATGTATTCTATCTTTTTTAAGTATCCGTCTGATTTTCCACTATTTGCATTTAGATAATCACTTCTCATTATTAAACTCCTTCTAAGTTAAGTAGATAATGAGTTTCTGGAAGAGAAACTTCTAAACCAGCTTCAGTAAGAATCATATCCTTACGAAGGTCTTCATCAGCAGATTGTACATTTGTTTGTACTTGAGTGTCACGATTAACACCATTACCAACCAATGGACGATAAGCAACATGGTCTAGGTCAACCATCATTAAGAAACCAGAAGAGAATCCTCTAAATAGAGGCTCTTTAACCATATTCATTGTTCCATGAATAGTTTCTATAGATAGAACCTTGTGACCAAATCTACCATCTTTTTGACTTACATCATACTTGTAAGCATTATTTGAATGCCCAAGAGATGCGTCAAGAAATAAACCGTCTCCAAGTTTGTTAAAGAATGTTAATACAGGTAAACTAGCAAGAGCTAACTTACTGTCAGTTCCTCCACGAGCAGGGTCATATACAACTTCGAAATCAGAAAGAATTCTGTCGTATGTTAATTCTGCCGCAGTTGAACTACGAAAGTATGGAGCACCAGAACTATAAGATAACGCTGAGTCATCTACTACTGCTGTTCCATTCTTGATAACGTGACCAGCTATACCTTCAGTATATTGAATACCACCAGTACTTGCACGCTGACCGAAAAGCATAGCTCTTTCAATGTCTACTTTATGCTCACGAAGCTTTAAGTTCCATACTCTCTGGAACTCATCTGCATATCCACGATAACGTGTTGCACGAGCTGTGTTTGACATTTCACAAGCTGTTTTAAAGATTTGGGTATACCCATAATCATTATCAAGCTCTTCAGACCATACGTCTGGAGCGCCAGTACCTTCTGCGTATGAAGTACCAATTACTTGACACTTTGCATTATCAGCACCAGTTTCAGCTCCATCAATAGCTGAGATTGTTTTACCTTGAAAAGTTGTAGTAGAACCAGCATCAACTGGGTTACTTTCAACTCTTACTATGATTGTTTCTGGAGAATTGTTTTCTGTATAATCTACAGCAAAAACCATTCCCTTTACCAGCCAATCAACTGACGCACCGCCAGAAGTATCAACTGTATATGATAAAGAAGAACCAGCCGCAGGAATCGAATGAGAACCAGCGAGTAAGAACCCTCTGTCTGTCATTGAGACCTTTGTTCTGTCTTCTAAGAATCGGAATTGTGGGTCATCCGTAGGGACTTTAGCTACCTTTGAAAGGTACACGAAGAATGGAGATTCATCGGGAGCTAAGTCAGCTACACGGTCTGAAAAGTTGAACAGCCTCCGAGTATGATAGCCTGAAGCGGCTGAACCCGGGTCGCCAACATTCACAATACCTTGATTGTACGTTGCCATTTAGGACTCCTTAGAGTTATATTTGTGTGTTTCTTGAGGCACCCATAACTCCTGTCCAGACATCTTCTAATTCATTAGGTTTTTCAGGAGCCGCACCTTGAACTACGCCTGCAGTTGGTGCTATATTCCTTGTCTTTTGAACAGCTTCTAGGTTTTGAGAAACTTTCTCCTCTCCACCCCTATGCCTTCTATATACATCAACTAGTAAATCCAAGGGAAGTTCTTCTCTTGGAGTAGTTGCAAATTGTATAAAGTCATCTGCCATTTTAGGGTCTTCAAATCCATATTTATTAGTTAAGTCTTGTCTAAGGTTATTGACTGCCATTTGCTGTTGTATACCGCTAAACTGTTGTTGAACAGCTTCGTTTACAAGAGCCTTTTCTTGGTTTACCCTCATTTCGTACGAGGGAGAACCGGGCTTATAATAAGCTTCCCAAGGGTCAAACGAATCTTCGTTTACTGCCTCAGGTTGTTTTTTCTCATTACTAGCTTGGTTACCACTCAAAGTGTTTCTCATAGCTTCAACAACGTCTGGTCTCTTTTCAAGAACCTCTCCTAGTTGTCTATACTTGCGCAGTTCCTCGACTTCGGCATTAAGCTTTTCGTATTCGGCTGTTCTCTTGTCGTACATAGACTGGAACTTCTTAGCGTCATCAATAGGTTGTTCCTCGGTTCCACTAACCTGCGGTTCACCTACATTTTCCGGCTCAACGGCTTGTTCTAAAACTTGCCCTTCCACACCTTCTATTGTGTTAACGTCTCCGTTCATAGTGTTTTCCATATTATTCCTCGATTTCTTTTATTATTAGCATCACCTTTACAGATGTCTATAAAAGCAGAACCGTGGAAATGTCCCCACTACTTCTGTTTTCATTAGCTTACAGCCTGCGTCTCTGTATCAACAATTTTCTTTAGATTATCAATTTGAACTTTACTTTTAAATTTAGTATCGTTTTGAATCTCATTAAGCTTAGATTTGAACTTCTCAGTTTCTGCCCGCTTCCTTGAACTCATCGTTTCACGTTCCGCCGTTTGCAGGTCTCCACTAAGTTTCTTGACTTGCTCTTCTAATTGTTTGATATAAGATTGCATTTGAGCCATTTGACCCTTGCGCTGTAAGACACCTTCTTTGTCAAAGATTTCAGTTTTCTTCAAAACCTCGACATCATCTACCAGATTCATTTTAAACGCCTCAAGATACATGTTATATTCAGCTATCCTGTTTGACGGCAAAGTAGAACCGGATATGATTCTCACGTCATAATGCCCAATGGTGATATCATTTACTATGGCATTAACTTCCTGACTTTTATCATCATACATATTATTAACCGTAAACTCCGTAATGTCGTTATTAGGTTGTACAATTCTAAAAGTTTTTTCGTAAGTATAGTGACCTTTGGATAAGTTGTATATGCTACGACCTAACCTAGTCAAACTTCCTTCAATATCCCTAAGTTTAGATTTACCACGTGTTTCGCCCATTTCTGCTAACATTGCAGTTCCTCTAACTGTTTCTGGAGCTGATTCTTTAAAACCCTGCATCAACTCTGGGATACCAAAACTTAAGTCAATATAGTGTTCTATACGACTTATTAAATTATAAAACTCTCCAGACAATGATTGTGGGGCAGGGAAATGCGGTGCACCAAACTCTGGGTTATATGGTATGACAGCATTGGGTCTAGCCCAATCCTGCTCCAACTGCCCCAAATCATCTACGCTACCCTCTGGAACCAGCAGTTTAAGACCGGCAGAGGCTTGAGCGTGCGAGAGAGTGAGAGAGAAAAGCTTGTTCAAAAGTCTTTGAGAATCTTGGACTTTTGATATATCTGACTTTGGATAAGGAGTTCCAGTCCATATATTAGGAACAGGAATTATGGGGTATATGTCAGTATTTAAAATTTGCTCATACAATAATATTTCCCCAACTGTGCATGAGACTTTAATTCTTGTTTGAATAACTTCTATTATTTCAACTAATTCAGCTTTTATAAGCAACTGAGCTTGTTCATTACCTACAAACTCTTCGTATTTATCTGCATCTAATATAGTTTCAGAACCATCTTGTTTGTTAAATATCCTATAAAATGGAACTTTAATTTTAGTAAATCTCTCTAGTATTCTATACTTATCTATTCTGTTGTACTGAGAATCGTATACGTTATCTGGTGTAAATGAATTAGACGTATTTCTTTTTAAAGAAGACGGATAATCGTCTTCATCGTAATAAGTGTCTAAATCTTCTATATAAGGTTCAACTTGAGGATACATATTGAGAAGCTGGTCTTCTGTTAGTATAGTAGACATTATTATTCCAGAAGCATCATCAGCATATCTATGCCTAGATGCAGGGTCTATATAAACACGAAATGGGTCAAGGTATGTAAACTTAACTTCACCTCTTCCATAATCAGCTTCTGGGTCTATGTATGCATAAAAATAACCCATTCCAGCAGTTGCGTAATCATGAACTGCTTGCTTAAATTGAACATCTCCATCTGATATATCCCATATATATTCTAAAATAGTTCTCCAAACATTGGATATCCTACTGTCAGAATCTTCTCTTCCGACAGCGCTATACTTTGGGGAGCGAGATGTTAATAAAGATTTTAATTTTTCTATAGCTCCGTAAACACGGTCTATAACAAAGTCTCCTTGCCCTACTGCTCGCAAAGCATCTGACTCTTCTTGTGTGTAATGGTTGCCTAAAAAGAAGTCTACTGAATCCCTAGCTTCTGTATCCCAATCTGCACGTGCATCTTTCCACGTTCTCCATAATTGTTGATTTACTTCGGAATGAGTGACTTCGTTTTTTTCTAGCTCTCTAAGACTTGAAATGGGTACACCTATGAATTTGGTTGTAATTTAACAAATAATATATAAATGATGCAAGAACTTTTTAAACTTTTTGTCCAGTAACCCAAGATATAACTCGTTTAGTCGTTTGCTTGACATTTCTTTTAATTACTTTTTCTTCAAGTAATGATGCCTCAAACCTTTTACTAATTGGAGGTCTGGCTTTATTTACAGCGTACCATAAGCCATCAAGAACGTCGTCATTTTTTCCTTTTGGGAATTGAAACATTTCGTCAACTAAATGAGTATGCTTTCTTCTTATAAACATTTTACCACGATTAACTAATGGTGCAAGTAAAGACTCTAGCCTATCTTCTTTTTTAATTCCAGTTGGGGGTCTAATGCCTAAAGCTATTCCCGGCGCTACCTTTCTTTCGCTACCTGACATTTTATTAACAGCATCTTTTATTATTCCCTGAGCGCCAACATGTTCCACATTAACTCTTTTAACTGGAGAATATTCCCTTGCGTATTCTAATATTTCCTGAGGCATATCATACAATGGTATATGCTCTCTCATATAATCAATAACGTATATATTTCTATCACTATCTATGCCAATAACCATTATAACTTGATAGTCACTAGACTCATTAGCTTCATATGCTAGGTCAACACCTATGTATATATTTATTGGAATAGCTTCTTTATCATCTACTAAATAAGCATATCCATCTCTGCTTTCAAACTCATGACTATACTTTTCAAGTCTTTCTGTTTTAAACTTAGCATTTTCTAAATCTCTTGCTTCATTTAAGTATTCCTGTGCAAACTTGTGAGCAAGACCAACATCTTCAAATCTTTTACGTATATCTGATAATTTTTCTTTTGAAAAATAACTAGACCAGAGAACCTCACCATCTGCGTTTATTGCCTTTTTGTACATTACATCCCAAGCATAATCTCTTTTTTCTCTTTCTGCTTCTAAGTAACCATCATATATACTCTGTAAAAAAGAATCGTAATGAACTATAGTTCCTATTAACCAAACAGAGCCTTCGTTTCCAGCTGAATTTTCAAGAGCTGGTTCGACTGTAGACATAACCCATTCTTTAATTTCTCTTCTTCTGTCTGGAGTTTTAGTATTTAACTCAGATTCAAAGTCATCAAGTATAATTTTAGTATATCTTAATCCTAGCTGAGAACGACCACGCAACCTTTGAGATGTTCCCTTTGCTATAACCCTATCTCCTTTGCTTGTTGTAAATTCTTTTTCAGTCCACTTATCTCCTTTTAAGTCACCAAAATAATAATTAAGAGCAGGGTTTATTTCTATATGGTTTTGTATATATTTTATATGGTCTATAGCCTGAGATTGTTCTTCTGCTACCCAAGCAATAAATTCTTTTTTTCCTTCTGGATTAAAGTATAAATGATGTAATAAGGCTGTTTTAGCCAATGTTGATTTACTGTGACCACGTGGCAATATAATGCATATTCTTTTTTTATCTGGGTTAAGTAGTAAATTATTTAATTCATAATGGTAGGGAGCAGGTGTAGACTTCATAAAGTCTTCTGGTAAAAATAGCTGACCAAATGATATTATATCTTTTTTAGCTAATTCTAAAACACGTTCTTTTTCTGAAACATTGTTTTTATTTATATTTATTTTCTTAGGTTTCGGCATTCCTTTGACATCCAATCTTGCTTAGGGACTCTTTCAAAAACTTTTGTTCCTTGAAGTAATGCAGAACCTATTGTATACATCCAAGCTTCTACTTTTTCATCTTCATTATACGCTTCAACTATTCTTCTTTCATATAAACCAGTATCTAAGCTTTCATAAGAATCGTAACTAGTTATATCTGCTCTATCAACATCAAAAACTTCAACAACCATGTCTTTAGCAGACCATGATGGCAATGCGGCAGGATACATTCTATGACCCGGAAAAACTAATAGGTAACCATCAACTTTCCAAGTATCACGCTTGCCGTTTCTTAATGTTCCGTATACAGCTAATTTATTCGTCTTCATCTAGGTCTTGTTTGTAATTCCAATAGTCTTTTAAGTCGCTTAGGTACCCTGTATCAATGTACGGAGAATACATTTGGTACTCGTAAAACAACTCATATATTTCAGTTGCTATAGATTCACGTGCAATATCATCATCTAAATCAACCTTTGACTCATTAGCATGTTCCAAGACCTGTAGGCATATATCATATAGATTCAACTTTCTATTTCCCTTTTAGCTTTCGCTAGCTTTTTTACATTATCGCCACTTATTGCATCTAGTTGCTCTGGAGAAAATCCTTGAAAAACGGTAACAGATTCAGACTTCTTCTCAGTATCACGCATACCAGCTATTGCAACAAGTTCTTTTAATAATGAGACTTTATCGCCATCTCTAGCAACATCTGACTCAATTATATCTTTCATTTTTTCTAATATATACAAAGGCGTTATTTCAGCCTCATTCATTACCTTTTCTATTTCTTCTCTAATCAAACTTCTTATCCTTTTAGTACTCATTAGCAAATTAGCTTCACGTTTAGCATAAGACTTATTATTAGTTGGATAAGCTTTTATAAAAGCATCAACCATGTCTTCACCTTTAGCTACATACTTTGCAAACAAGAACTCTTTATTTGTTGGTTTTTCTCTATTTTTTACAGCATGATAATTTGTTTTTTCCTTAGAACCAAACGTATATATATTTTTTCTCATATCCCCTTCCATGGAAATATTGTCTCTACATACAAATGAACCAATAACTGTTCTTATGTAGTAGTTATATATCTTTTTACTATCGCCATTTTTCAACCCACCTCTTTTAAGAACTTGGCAAACTTGACCGTCATCAGATAAAACCCATTCTCCTTCTTCTCCATCCCTCCAATCTTCAACAAGATTTTCATTTGGCATAAATTTATCAAACTCTTTTTTATCTTTAAATAAAAAATGTTCTACGTTTTTTATACTTCTTGTTTTCAATTATGCCTCAAAACCTTTCCATCTACCGTACTAACTCCATTTACTATCTGATGGACAGTAACATTGAAGTTTCCATTCTTATGAAAGTCAACAATAGCAAAAGCATGTTGCCAGTTATGCTGTCTGTTGCCAAGCCACTCATTAGCCTCAGAACGCATATCTTTTAAGCACCCTATTGACCACGCTGACTTAACCCCATCAATGTGCGTAATAGAGCTTTGCTGAATATCGTGATGATGACCATACATAACATTACCGCCGAGACGCAACAAATGATTACGAGTGTGGTTAATTCCTGCAAAATGATGCCCATGGTAAAAATTAATTTTGCCAATCTTAAGCATTTTACCGATTTTATGGTATTTGTAACCACGCTCTCTAAGTTTAAGAGCATTCTTAACGAGTATTTCTTTAGCGAGATATGGATTCTCTTCAACGAATCTATTAAGCCAATCATCATGATTCCCCTCTATGAAATGACGCTCCTTTGTTCCAGCCTTATCTAAGGAAGCATCTATTATGTCCATTCCTTTATTAACAGCTTTTATCTCTTTGTGGACAAATGGAAGTTGATATTCTAAAGGAGGTCTCTTTTTCTTCTTCCATTGCCAATGTGATACTGACTCCCATTCACCTGTATCTCCTAAATCAATATATATATTAGGCTTTACAAGTTCTATTGCCTTACACAATACCCTTATAGCTTTTTTGTCTTCAAATGGGAAATGCTTGTCAGGGGTAACAATGGCTCTTTTCACTTCATTACCCCTTTAAGCATCTTTACTAGGCAAATTAAAATAAGAGCCTCTAAAAAATAAATAACTTGTCCTGAGAACATAGTTAGTAAACCTATTAACACATTCATGTAATACCTCATTTTCTTAACAATTTAGCTGTTTCTTTAGTTTTTTCATCAGCTATTCCCGGTATAACTACGGCTTCAAAGTATTTACAGCCTTTATCAACAAAACAATTTTTCCCGCTATATTTGGAACTTATACTATATGATAGCTTATCATCTTTTCTATTAAATACGCAACCAATGCATTTTCCTGCATCCCAATTAGCACAATACTGCCTAGCAATGTTAATTAATTTAGTCATACGTTCGGTGTTAATTTATAAACATATTGATATATAATGCAAGTATTTTATTTTTTTTAATAAAGTTCTTGTATTTATATGGTATTTATTAGTAAATTATATAGGGACTTAAGCCCGGAGCTACTTAGTTTACTTAGTAAAAGAAATAAAACATATTACTAACGTAATATACAAAAGAAAGAAAAGTATGAATGGCAAGGGAGACAAGGATAGGACTGCAGATATTAAAAGATACCAAGAAAACTATGAAAAGATTTTTGGTACTGCTACCACTTCTACAACAAGAAGAACTAGACCTAGACAAGATGTTCAAAGAAACGAAGTGGAAAGAGATACAAGACGTAGAAGATAAGGGATACGAGGTAGAAAAGGTAACTATGGTGGCAGGAGTAAGGGGAAATGAGGCAGAGCATGAGATACTTGAATACCTTTATTATTTAATAGATACTAAAACAGGGCAAAATTCGCTTAAATTGAGCGAAAACAGCAAAAGCCATAAGTAGACCCACGTTTTTGACTAAGAAGCCGTAAATACACAAAATATCGCCAAATAATACTATTCCTGCGTTATACACACCTATATTTCAAATACAATTTACAATATATTTTAAAAAGTGCTTGATTCATTACCTAATTCATAAGTAAATTCAATTATGAAAAAGGTTGAAAAAAGGAAAACTACAATGGAAAAAGCTCTGGACAATAGCTGGAGAGAGGAAACTAGCTATAAAAATATCAACGAAGCCATTAAACTAGCTAAAAACATCAGTATTACAGACACTATAGACCCAAATAGTAAAATACGCTACGATTTAGCAGAAATTGTTAGTAGACTACAAAATGCAGATGAGCTGGAAATAATAGATATGGACGAATATACAGGGAATTTCTACCCTTGTAGCTAAAATTCAAGGTAGATGGCTTAATAAAGTACAAGTGCCCAGCAGAGGAAGAATAAAGTACAAGAGAACACTTAATATGACTGCAGGCTTATAAGCGTAGCATTGTTCTCACTACCTTAAATATCCTACATACACTCATAAAGTATAAAAAATAGCCGTACAATGTGTGTGAGTCTTATTCCCGCCATGTGGGGGAGGTCTATTCTAGGTTAGGATTTATAGATTAGGTTGAAATTCTCGTTTTTTGCCTAGTCTATTAAATTGGCTGTCTATTAAATTTCTAGTCTATTAGAATAGATGTCTAGACTCGCCAAGCCTAGCAAACTTCATACCCTCAAATATTGCGAAATATTGCCATTTTTGGCTAAAATTGGATACCCTTTAAACGCTCAAATTTGCCCTTTAACGGCTAGATTATTTTTTAACGTACCACACCCTATTTAAAACGCTAAGTATAATAAAAACAATAACTTACGACACATCACCCTAAAATTATCTCAAATCCTCGCTCAAATTAGACACCCTTTATATATATATTATGGTTATTACTTAGACTCATATTAAGACCTTGAATATTTATTTTTATTTATTTTCAGAAATAACTTGCATGGGAACTTTATTAGCTGTATGCTCTAATAACAAAATAAAGGTATTATATAACATTAGGTTATATGATAAAATAAATAATACGATAAAATAAACAATACATATATCAAAAAAAGAAAGGAGAATGTTATGTCTACAACACCTAAACCTATCAGAAAATCTGTAGAGGAAATAAACCTAGAAGCGAAATTGCAATATACTCAAATGCCATTTCTAGAAACTCAATTTCCTACATTAAAGGATTTTCAAGAGAGTGAAGTAAGGAGATATACAGACAATAACCTAATTAAGGGTACTAAGGAAAATAAAGCCCTATCTTTAATTAAGGCTATTAATGAGCATTCTACTAACTTGGTATCAGAGGGAGTTGATAAGGAGACTCAAGAAACTCTAAAAACAACATTAGCAGAGTTAAATAAAAATGTAACTCTAGTTAATGAGAATAAGGAGTTTGTCAAAATAGTAGCCAGAAAGATAGGTTACAATTTTAAACTTGTAAACGCTAATTGGAACTCTGAAAAGAAAGTAGAAACCAAGAAAGTAGAAACTTCTACAGATTCAGAGTAGAATCTGATAGAATAAAAAACCTATCTCTGGTGAGTTTTAAGAGGGTTCAATTCCCTCTATAGGTTCTGAAATAAATAACAAAATAAGGATATATAAAAAATATATAGAGAATTTAATTAATAAAATAACATAAGGGTACTATATGATAATTCAGAGAGAGGTATTTATTCCCTCTGTGGAAGATAGAGAGGAAGAAAATTTACTCTATTTCCACATAGATAAAATAGATACTAGATTCAGAGTTACCATAGATAATGGAAATCCTATAGAATACAAAACTTATAGAGAGGTTTGGGACTTTATAGACAGAAGTTATAATCTATGCGTAAAACATGATACAGCAATTATAGTTATAGAGAATGAAACCAATACTAGACTAAGTTTTGGTCTAGGTAAAGGAATCATTCTAGATAAGTTTGATAGAATAGATATTAGAGAGAGACAGATTAAGAGAATGTCTAATATCAAGAGAAAAATGGTGGTAGAGACACCATATAAGTCTAGTAAGAAAAAAATAGACATGAGGATATTTGATAGAAAAAGATATGCTTCTAGTAACAATAGAGGTATATAAAGAGATTCTACATAACAATCGCTAGAGATAGTGATAAAACAGACAATAAGGAGATTAGAATGCCTACAAAATCATAGAGTAAGCTAAAGCCTCGTATGGTATAGATTAGAGTTCGATTCTCTAGCGAGGCTCAAATATAGAAAAGTTTTATTAATAGATAACAAGGAGGTTCTATGGTAGAACTGATAACAAACAGATTAATAGACTCTGTTTGGACAATAGTAGCTGTTATAGACGAAGTAGATAAAACAGCTAGAGTATTAAGATATGATAGAGAAAATGTACTAGGCTACGAACTAGAAAAAGAATGTAGACATGGCTTTTTTAAAGAGAAAGAATGTGAAGATAGAATAGTTGATTCTCTCTTTATATCAAAAGATGTCTATGGTGATGAAGTCTTAGATAAATATGAAGTAGTAAATCCTAAAAATATATTTAGTTATAAATAGACAATAAGGAGGCTATATGCCAAAAAAGAAAAGAGACCAATTCTCTAGCTATAAAAAATATAGACTAGTAGATGGTACTATATTCAAAGCTAGTAGTAAGAAAAATGCAGTAGAATACGCTAGTAAAGTAGGAACTGCATTAGAGGGTGAAATATGATAGAAAATAATGACATTAGTAGCTATTATGGTAAGAGAAAAAGTATTATAGAATATGCAATGTATCTTATTAGAGATGTTCTTTTCTACTCTGAGCTTTTAGAGATTAAAGAGTTTCTAGATGATATAATAAGAGAGAAAAAAGAAATGGGGTATGATAATGAGTAGATTTGATAGATTTATGGATTATTTAATAGATAAGATAGAGTCTCTAGGTGAGTTCCTAGTATTCTTTAGCTTTTTCTATTTAATTATTCAGCTATTAAGGATATGGTGGTAGAATGAAAGTAAAAGTAGATAAAATATTAGATGTAATAGATTCCTACATTACTCAGTTTATAGATGAAAACAAAGAAGAGGGAACTGGTCTATTGCATAAAGATATAGATAAAGAATTGTACAAAGAATCTTGTAAGTTTGATAATTGCGTAGAGAAACGACCTCATCTATTAATAGAAGCAGAAGATAATGGCTGTTGTAGTATAAAAACTTCTCTACCTATTGATAATATATTTTCAGAGGTAGTAGATGAGTTGGTCTATGATACTCATGGTTCTAGAAAATTATTTATACTAATGCTAATAGAATGTTTAGTAGAAGAAAGAGGATTTAATAAGTAGTTAAAGTATTGGTAGAAGTCTATCAATAGAATGTAAGTTTAATAATAACAATAATATAGGAGAGTATATGAAAGAGATATTTCATCATCTACTTGGCTCTTGTGGAGAAGGTCACGTTAGTCTACTAACGATTTTCTCTAGTGGAATTGTTTATCTATATAAGGATTATATAGTAGAAGCAATTAAGGAGATAAAAGATGCTCTATTCAAATGAAGTTTTTCTAATAAGTACTGCTAGAGCTAGATATACTACTGAATATAGTTTCTCTAATATTGATTTAAACGATATGTCTACCTATGAGGGTACTACTCTAGATGTATATGAATACACTTCAATAGCTAGTCGTCTATTTAAAATAATAGATGTGAAACATTATAGCGAAGATGAACTAGAAGATAATTGTTTTCCTGTTGGAGTTCTATTAGAGCCTAGATATTATACGCAAGATAGAAGAAATGTAATATGTAGAGCTTCTGATTTGTTATATATGCACAAAGAATTAATATCTATTGCCTATCATAATGAATCTAGTTATCCTAATGGTATTAAACATTATCTAGTGCAAGAAAACCAGATAAATGGATATCTAGATGCAGAATCTATGATAAATGATATAGCTAGTAATGGTATATATAGAAGAAAAGAAGATATGGATGTAAGTGTACATCTTAAATTAATGGAATCTGAACTTGTAGATAAAAATGATTCTAGATTAATTTACTCTAGAGATAGGTATAATGGTTGCAATAGGTTCTATTTAGATAAAATTAATAGTAAAATTCTTAGAAACTTAATAGAGTGTCAAACAAGAAATGTAGACGCATACTATAGATGTAAGTTTTGCAAGAAAATAGATAATCATTTGCAAGAGTATTCAGATTATAGAATATGTGACAAATGCTACGTTATTGAAAAAGTAGATTGTGAAGTTTGCTATTCAAGTGTTTCTATAGGCAACTCTAATGATATAAGCAAAGCTAGAGAAATGGAAAAACAAATGCTAGAGTTAGTAGAAGCAAAGGTTTGCTGTAATAGTTGCTATGGAATGTTCTATGTTAGCTGTACAAGATGTAAAGCGATTGATATAGTAGACTTAGAAATTCTTAGAAATTGTGATAAGAGAGAAAAGAACGATTTTCTAAATAAATTTAAATATAGAAATAGAAAATATAAACACATAATGCAGAGAACATATTGCAATACGTGTGCTACATTCAAGTTAAATAATATTCTATTTAGTCCATTTAGAGGATTGCATTTACCTAATAAATATGATAACAAGACAAATTTTAATAGATTTGTAGGAATAGAAAGCGAAGTTATAACTGAATATGAGGGAGCAGACCATTATTATGATAATGCTTCAATACCTATGTATTTTAAAGTAGTAGAAGATGGTTCTCTAAATGGTGGAGGGGTAGAATTTGTTACAGAGAGACCTGTAATAGGTAGACAAGTAGATGGAGCATTAGATTCTTTAGAAGAATGTAACCTAGATGAATATAACTCTGTAGATGAAAGCTGTGGTGTTCATATACATATAAATGCAATAGATTTTGGATTTACAGAATTAAAATCTCTACTAATGATAATGTCTAGAATACAAACATCTATCTATCAAGGATTACCTAATTATAGAAGTAAAAACTATTGTAGAGAAATACCTATAACTTCTAAAGAATGGGCATCTATAAATGATTTACCTACTCTAGTAAATTCATACTATAATATACAAGACTCGATACTAGATGATACAAAATATAATGAAGCTAGATACACAGGAACTAATATACACGCTAGGTTCTATATGGGTTCAGTAGAATTTAGATACCATGAAGGTACGATTAGGTCTAAACCAATAGAAGATTGGATAAGATTTTTAAATAAGATAATGGATACTTCTACAAAACTTCATAAGAATACTAAATTATATAGTAAAATAATTTCTACAAAAACTCAGTCTATTGATATAGTAAGAGATACAACAGGAGTATGGGGTGCTGAGTATATAGAAAGGAGAATAGATAATAATAACTAATAACAATAAAGGAGAAAATCAGTATGTGTGGTATTTTTGGCTTTGCTAAAACTAGCAATAGACAATCTGATAACCAACTAGAAATACTCAAGAGAGTATTTACTGAACTTACAGACGAATCTTCTATAAGAGGTACTGATAGTACTGGGTTTTCTATTATGGACTCAGAGAACAGGTACACTTATAAGACATTAGATGATTCATCTACGTTTGTAGACTCAGATGATTGGTATACAGATATTCTACCTAGAATCACAAGAGATACTACCATTGTAATAGGTCATGTTAGACTAGCTACTCATGGCAAGGTAAAAGTAACTAATGCTCATCCGTTTAATATAGGGAGAGTAACAGGTGCTCACAATGGTGTTATCTACAACTATAATAAAGTAGCTAAGGAAATGGGTAAGAAAGTACCCGAAGTAGACTCACAAGTTCTATTTCAATCTCTTAATAGAAATGCTATGAGCAAGGCTTTTGAGGATATAGATGGAGACTTTGCTATAACATGGGTAAAAGATAGTAATAAGAAGATACATCTAGCTAGAGAGTCTGGTAGACCTATGGTAACAGCGTATTGGAAGAAAGCTAGAGTTCTACTATGGGCATCTACTAGAGATATAATGAAAGAAGCTATGATGAATGCAGGTCTAGTTCTACCTATCAAGGAAGTACCAGAGGATTATATATTTACATATAATACAGATGAGTTTGATAGTAAACCTAGAAGAAAGCAAGTACCCTTTGAGACTATATCTCAGTACGACTATAGTAGAGGTTATGGCTACGGAGGATACGGCTACTACAATTCTAGTAGGTTCGGTCAAAGTAGTTATACTAGCATAGGTAATCCAAGTCCAGCTAGTAAAAACTTACCTATAACTTGCGATAATAGAAAAGAGATGTGTAGTTATTGCTATGAGTGGATTGCACAAGACGAGGTATGGCAAGACGAGAGAGGTAAGTATGTATGCTTTGATTGTGAGTATTTAAACGAGGATTACGACAACACCACTAGAGATACATATAGTAATGAAGATAAAAGAGAAGGAGGTAATACAGATGAAGATACCAGATGGTTCGGATTCTAAAAAGAAAGTAATATTAGTAGGGTTTCCTAATCCTATTAAATTAAAATCTAAGAAGTTTGTAATAGAAACTCTATATAAGAGAGCTAAGAAAAATCCATTTCTAGTAGACTCTTCTTACGAAGAGTATTTAGACTTCTTACTTAATCAAATAGATGTTATGGGTTCTATTGATGCAAAAATAGATAGAAATTCTGATACACTAGAAGATGATATCTACGATACTCTGAAGAAAATGAATTGGCTGAAGGTGATAAATGCTTTTATAATTGGTATTATAGAAGCTACTAACATAGGAGTCTAGTATGCCTACACTTAGACAAGTACAAAAAAGAGCAGTAGAAACACCCGATATAATAGAATGTTGTAGTTGTAGTAATTCTGTAGAGCGAAATAATTCTATACTAGCAGAAGGTGAGAGATATTGTGAACCATGCCATGATGAACTTTTCTATATTTGCACTAGTTGTAGTGAATCAACTCATACAGACTATGCTTATTTTGGTCATGGCGAACCCTATTGTGAAGATTGTTTCTATGAAATCTATGAGAATTGTACCCATTGTGGAGAAACTACAGATAGAGACGAGGTATATTGGAGAGATGATGAGCCTTATTGTAGTAGCTGTGTGCCTAATGATATAGGTGAAATGACCTACAACCTAGACACTAATAGACCACCTTCCTGTTCTAGAGAAGCAGAGTCTTTTAAGTTTCCTGTTCGTAGACTAGTTGGTATAGAAGTTGAGTGTCTATTTCCAGAGTGGAATGATACAATATCTAATCCTAAATATTGGACTAGTACAAATGATGGCTCTATAAGTAGTGGGGGAGAGTATGAGGGAATAGAAATGGTAAGCTATCCTGCTAGTGGAGATTTACTATTAGATAGTATAGACAGATTAATGAGTTGGTCTAATAGTATAGAAGCAGTAGTGAATAGAAGCTGTGGTCTACATGTACACTTCAATTCATTAGATTTAAATGCTAGACAGGTATCTCATGTAGCAATAGTATATAGTTATTTTGAAGAGATATTGAAAGGTATGATGCCTAACTCTAGACAAGATTCTAATTGGTGTAAAGACTTTCCTATACCAATAAGAGTTATGAGACAAATTCCTGACGAAGAACATTTAATAGAAACATACTACGACTACATGGACTCTTCTCCTACTGCAGAGAAGTATAATGACGCTAGATATTGTGGATTAAACATACATTCTAGGTACTATCATGGCTCCCTAGAGTTTCGTCTACACTCTGGGACTCTAAACAAAACCAAGATAGTTAATTGGATACAAATATTAAATAAGATAATAGACATGGGCATAAAATTAGAAAAATATACAGAAGAAGAGTATGATAAATGGATTAAGAAAACACCTATTAGACACATGGTGAGTACTTTTGGAGTAGAACTATGTGACTATATTAACAAGAGAACTAGCAAGTTCAAAGGAGGAAGAGAAAATGAGTAGAAACATAGAGAGTTTCCAAAACGTAATAATAGAAGTATCTGTATACACACCAACTGATAAAGAACATATATATGGTAATACTTTATCAGCAGAAGATTACCTAATACAAGAAATGAGTATGTTAGAAGAGTCTGGTGTATTTGTGGATAGAATAATAGAACATGAAGAATTAATAAGGGATGAGGATAATGAAGAAGAAAATTAAAATAATTCTTGAATCATCTAGCTTTATGTTTGTAAATTTTAAGCACAAAATATGGAGAAAATCATGCCGTTAAGAGGTTTTAAATACCCTAATGGTGAGTTGGTTTCTCTAGAAGAAGTGAAGAGAGGAAATGTAGATGTAGTAGAAATGGGAATGTCGCTTCCTACACTACTACATATGTCTAAAGATAGAAAGCCAGATAGAAAACCATCCACCACAGAGTTAATACAAGGTACTTGCGAGTCCTATCTACGAAGGACAGCAGACTACTATTCATACCCAGAAGATAGTACATTCTCTCTAGCTGGTACACTACACCATTTAAAGCTAGAAGAATCATCAGTAGGTTTAGATAGACTAGCTTCAGAGCTAACACTAGAAACTCAAGGAATTACAGGAACAATAGATTTATACGATAAAGAGTCAAAGATACTTGTAGACTACAAGTTTTCTGGTTCTTACAAAATAGCTAAGTGTTTAGGTATGAAGTTTAGACATGGTAAGCATCCTACTGAAGTATACAAGAGAAGTGGAAAGTGGGGTAAAGCAGGTACACCTAGAAGAATAAAGATATTCTATATAGATAAAGATAGCGTTGATTTAGGAGACTGGGGATTACAATTAAATTTCTACAGATATTTATTAGAACAAAATGGATATGAAGTAGATAAGATGTTAATACAAGCTACTGTTAGAGATGGAGGATTACAAATAGCTAGAGAAAGAGGCTTAGATAGAAACGTATACATGATAGATGTTCCTTATATACATAATGATAATCTAGTAAGTATATTTAATAACAAGAAAGAAGCTCTTCTCAAAGCATTAAGAGATGATGAACTTCCAGAAGTTTGTAGTGACGAAGAAAGATGGGATGGTATGAAGTGCGAGTCTTACTGCCCTGTTAGAGAAGTATGTCCGTATAACCTACAAAAAGGAGAATAATATGTTACTATTAAAAGACAAATGGACAATAAAAGAAGAGAAAGGAGACACCACTTGGTGGATGATTAGAGGTGGTGCTTTTTCTAATGTAATTAATCATAAATATCCACACAGAGTATTTGAAGATAAAGAAGAAGCAGATAGATACTGCTCTAATATAAATAGAGTAGGAAATAGAAATTCAGTTGTGGTTAATGTAAAGTATTCAATGTTACTAAAGAGGAAGCCTTATGAAAAAGAAGCCTAGTAGATTAAGTAATGTAGAATTTAGAGTAGACCAAATAGAAATGGCACTATTAAACCTTATGTACGTAGTGGCAAACCAAGAGAAAGAGCTACCTTCTTTTATAAGTGGTATGAAGAAAGCTGAGAAAGCATCTAATGATGATGGCGAATTGTTTTCTTTAATAGTTAATGATGATGGAGCAGAAGCATGATTAATGAAAACGATAGAATATTTGATAACATATATGAAGATGAATGTAATAAGCTAGATGCTATTTTACTAGAAGTAGCAAAAGAAATAAAAGAAGAAGGTGGATACTCTAAAGAGATGGTAGAACGAATTATAGATACTTGGTGTGAAGGTGTCGGTATTAGGATAAAGGAAGAATGGCATGACAGCTAAAGAGTACAAGAAGTTAAGAGATAAGTTCATAGCTGAAACATTAAAACTATCAGATGAAAAAAGAGTAGAATACACAGAGGGTAATCATAACGACAATATACTATGGAACTTTGAGAATATTGCAAAAGAACTAGGGTTAACTCCTATGCAGGTATTATCTGTATACCTTAACAAGCATATATCTAGCCTTAGAAATTTTTTCAAAGATGGTAAAGAGTATTCAGAGCCTATTGAAGGTCGAGTAAGCGATATGATTAACTACCTGTTGTTAATGGTAGCTATGTTAAGTAAATACAAAAAAAGAGAGGTGTAAATGAGTAATGAAATATTGTTAGTAGATGATACTCCTAGTAATGGTGCTATCGTTACTAATGATGGATTTGATATAATAAGAAACCTACATGAAGAAGTTTCTATGGAAGATACTCCACGTTCTTTTATCAAGAACAAGATGGGTGTTGACTACGTAGAGGTAGGGTACATGAAGAAGATGGCAGACAAGCACTATCCCGGCTGGTCTTGGACTATTATTAGGACAGAGACACTAGGTAGTGAAGCCTTTATGGTACATGGTAGATTGAAGTGGTTTGAGGGTGGTATATGGAGAGAAGGAGATATGACAGCGGCTCATAGGATAATGAAGAAGAGGAATAGCAATGAGTTTGTAGATGTAGGTAACGATATCAAATCTGCAAACACAGATTGTATTAAGAAAGCATTCAATATGTATCTTAATATAGCTGACGACGTTTATAGAAACCGTGTAGAAGAAACATCACTAAGCCAAGAAGATATAGACTTTCTATATGAAAAGATGGAAGGCTTAGATGATGATTGGAAAGAAAAGATATCACTTACTATTGAAAGTGGCGAAATTGAAAAGGGCGATATAGATAAAGTGGTAACTAGAATAGAACAAATAAAAAGCGAAACAAAAGGAAAAGATAATGAGTAATTCTATTGATTCTGTATTAGGTGACGTTATGGGAGGAGAGTCCTTCTATGACCCAACCGAAGATAAGCCTAGCGTTATAGTACCAGAGGGTGAGTTCTACGCTCACGTTAAGGAGTATACCGTTAAGGAAGATGTTGTTATTAGAGGAAAACATCTTGCAGATATATATAATATAGTCTTTAAATTAGCTAACGAAAATTCTGACAAGACATTTGGAGAGCATAGTGGTACTATGTTTGTAGATAAGGATATTCGTTCAAAGGGTTTCTTTAGATTCAAGAATCCTAGTGAGCCTAATTTGAAGCCAAACTCTGGAGGTAACAGAGAATTCAAAGAACTGTGTGAAGCGTTAATGATAAAACCAGAAGAGAAAGAAGTAGATGGAAAGACTCTATACGCTTTACCTGTACTAACTCCATCTAATTGTGAAGGGATGCCGGCTATTGTACGGATTAAGCACGAGAAATGGACTAATAGAGATGGTGAGGAGGTCACTTCTCCAAAGGTTGTAAACGTTTATTCTTGGAGTAATGGTAAGAGAGATACGTCAGACGTACCATTCTAGATGAAGATAACGAATAACGAATACGATACAATCATTAGGGCACTAGATTATTACGCAAATAGTCAAATAACCGAAGAAGCATATCCTTTGAAGGTTAAACTAGTAAAAGAATATGATAGATTAGCAAAGAAGAATATAGAAGAAGGTATGACAGCAGATGAAGAGGAAATATATCCTAGTAGACTACATACAGAGTACGGAGGTACACCTAATGACAATCAAAAAGTGGAATGAGATAGAGGAAGTGTTCACTAGTAAGTTCGGATGGAATGAAGGTATAGATTATCTGGTTAATACTGCAAGAGATGTGCTGAAATCTAGAAGCGTGTACGAACTAAGTGGCAAAGAAGACTATCTTTTAATTAAGAAACTAAGAACCAAATACGATAAGGAGCTTAAATGCCTAGAAAAAGAAAAAGCCAAGTGGCAAAAGTAAGAGACTTTTTGTTCTCTGGAAAGAAGTTAACAGCTAAAACAGCGATTAGTCGCTTTGGAATCTATAGATTAGCGGCTGTAATCCATGTATTACGTACTACTTTCAATATGAATATTAGTACTGATAATACTAAGGGTTATGCTACATACTCATTAACTACTAAGTAGTTATAGTAAGGTCTGGGGTGTACCTTAAACACCCCAAAAATTTTTTAAGTCACAGGTTTGGGTGTGCCTTGAGGGTTGCTTGTTTTTATTCTCCTTTAGTACCTTCTTAAAACACCCAAGGATTAGATATGCCAACACCATTTATGTGTCACGGTTGCGATAAACCGACAATGAATAAAAGCGGAGTCTGTGATGACTGTGCTAAGAAAAAAAAAGAAAAGGAGTAGTAGATGAGATACTATTGGGAAGCACTATTTAGTGTAGAATACTTTCCGTATTGGGAGTTTTCTATGTTGATGATGCTGGTATTGGTTCTTAGTGTTTTATGGAGAATCAATAGAGTAGAAAAAAAGCTAGACGATTTAATAGAATATATAATAGAAGAAATAGCTTAAGAATAAGGATTAGCATAGGGAGAATGCATAATAAATTAACAATTAAAAATATGTGTTACGTATTGTTAATAGACATGGCAAATGTATTATGTAGATGGTTGGCACCTTTCTCCCTTTTGCTATAATTAAATATGAAAAGAAAAAAGAACATAACAAAGAAAGACATGTTGTCTATGATAAATCAAGTGACTACAATGTCTTTAGCAAATAAACGAACACTAGATATACTTGGAGAGTTTCTTTATAATTATTTAGACATGAAAGGAGACACAGAAAAGTATACTAAATTCATGGAGGATAAAATAGATGGATTTCTTAAACAAAGTGGCAAAGGGAATGGAGAAGTTCCTAGAGAGTCCCTTCAAGAAGAAGAGGAGTAGAAAAAATGCCGTCAAAAAGCAAAGCAAAAGGAAACAGGTTCGAAAGAGAGTGCGTAAATCTAGCTAGAGAATACGGACTAGAATCTAAAAGAGCTTGGGGGTCTGATGGTAGGTCTTTAGGTCTAGACCCCGAAGTTGACATGGTAATAGAAGACTACACCGTTCAATGTAAAGTAAGAAAAAGGATAGCATCATGGCTGAAACCTTCGGAAGCAATAGGGGAATCACACCTTCAATTAGTAAAGGAATCAAGAGGAACAATATACGCTATAATATCAATGACAGAATTGATGAAGATTATGTCGGAGATAAAAAAGGCAAGAAAAACTACCAAGCAATGACTAGAACTAGGATAGCTGATATAGCTTATTACCTAGGAGAAGATTGGGTAGATTGGAAAGTTGTACGAAACTCTGGCGGAAATGAAATATCAAGTAGTAGAAACATACTTACAACATCAAAGCCTTTAAGATGTACTAAATGTAATAGAGCATTTGAAACTAAAGCTCCTATATCTGGTACAAGATTAAGTAATGGCATACTCCCAAGTGATATATTTGCTAGAGTGCCATTAAATCGTGGAGAATGCGGGATGTGTGATGGCTAAGTGTCCATTATGTGAGGGTAGTATCCCTATTAAAGATGTTAGATTTAGGCTTAAGACTTTAAGGTTATGTAGACCTGCTAAAGTTCTTAAAACTATAGATGATATATTTGAAGAGGTATCTAATTATTGGACAGTTAATGATGTAGCTAAGGCAGGATTTCTAGCTGATATAGAGAATGTAGATGGAGATATAATAGTAGAAACAATAAGGAAGTTCAAGAGCAAGGGAGGTATTCAAAGAGGATTTGGATTAAGGTATTTATCTGGAATGATAAAGAATGAAAGTGAAAGGATAGCAATAAGAAAGGAATATGATAGGAAAAACCTAGATAGGATACCTCCTAAATTAAAGGATAACAATGAAAAGTATTGAACTAGAACAAGCATTACTTGGTTGTATAATAACTGATAGTAAATATATAGATTCAGTTAAGCAATACATACCTAACAAAGACTTTTTCTATTCAAGTTTTAACCAGAAGGTTTGGCTTGCTATAGATAAGTTACACTCTAAAGGTAAAGAGATAGACTTAATAACTATATGCGAAGATGTTGGCAATGATGTAGATGGGCATAGTTCTAAGTATGAGATAACAGGTTTTCTAGACTCTGTTGTGTCTCCATCTAGTGCAGAAGAGTATGCAAAGAGACTGCATTCGTATTACCTTAGACGTGTACTGCATTCACAGATGCATGATATATCCAAAGGTCTTGGAGATTCATCATTAGAGACTTCTAACTTACTAGAAGAAGCTCACACTACCATTGGGAATATAATAAAACTTCAGCCTAGTAAATCATTTGATATAGATTCTTTACTAGAAGATACAAAAGATTCAATACTTAATTCTACTACCCAAATACAAACAGGTATAGGTACGCTAGATAGAGTAATTACAGGTATGACTAGGGGTGAGATAACTATTATAGCAGGTAGACCCGGCAATGCAAAAACTACAGTATCAGCTAACATAGCTAGGAACTTAGTACATAGAGGACTTAAGGTTGCTATGTTTAATAGAGAGATGCCTAACACAGAGATGATGAAGAAGTTTATAGCAATGGAGTCTAAGTTCTTACAATACAGGAACTTACGAAACAATATAGATATAGACCAATTAGAATTAGCAGATATATCTTCCCTTATATCAGAGGTTTATAAGGACAAGTTATTTATGTTTGATGATGTGAGAGATATGGAGAATACATTTCGTGAGATAAAAGCTATTAGTCCAGATGTAGTTATAGATGACCACATAGGATTAATAGAGCACCCTGCACACGATAGAAGAGATTTAAGATTGAAGATAGGTGATGTTAGTCGTGGCTATAAATGGTTGGCTAAGGCACAAGATATGTCTGTTATATTAGTGTCACAGATGAATAGAAATATGGAGCATAGAACTGATAGGATACCTAGGTTGTCTGACTTAGCTGAGTCTGGAAACTTGGAACAAGATGCAGAGATAGTTGTATTTTCTCATTATCCTTGGGTATCTAGATATGGTGACGATGGTAATAGTGATTGTTTCTTAGAGTTAATAGTAGCTAAAAATAGATATGGTAGTACCAACTCTTGCGAGGTTGGATATCATGGTAATAGTTGCTTGGTTACTAATACAGAGGCTGAGGCAGTATCACTAGCAAGAGAAAGAGGAGATGGGGTAAACGGTACACCTAAGCCTTTTTAACGATTTAAAATATCTTCTATTGGGTTATATGGTGCAACTCTACGCCTATATGCTTTTACGTTAGGTCTATCGTACCGCATGTCTAGTAAATTTTCTAACTTCTTCTTAGCTTTTTTTCTACCTCCAAAATAATCACTTAATGATTGTAACATATTTTCCTCATAAATATCAAAGTCTTTTGCTTTAGTACCTACATTTCTACTATGAAATAAATTCGCATTGTTATCATGCGGCATACGAATACCATGTATCGGCTCATGTAAAAGTGTACTAGCTTCTGTATCATATGACCAAGCATCAGAAAAAATTCTAATTGTATCTGGAGAATACAATGGATTCTTAGACGGTATATATCTTCCTAGAAATCCCGGCTCCCTAGGTGAATTATATGCTATTATACCCATAGGTGAATCACCTAATCTCATTCTATCTACAACCTCTTTACTTAAATCTTTTAATGTCTCTCTACTTTCTCCTCTAGTTATGTAGGCTTCTAAAGGACGTCCAACCTCACTATTACTTATTGCACTTGACATATTTGCTTTAGATATTAAATTTGCATATTCTACCATATCTATTGGGTATTCTCTTTCACCCTTATATAAGCTAGCTCCTCCAAATTGTCTTTTATCTAACTCAGATTGCAGTATTAAATCATCTATATTACTATGTGAGCTTGTAGATGAGGGTTGAAAATATTCGTTTATAGTATTAGCCATTAAACTTCTTCTTCTTTCCACCAAGATATTCATAGGCATGACCATTAATTTTTAATAGTTCATTGAGACTTTCTTCTTCATCTTTAAGAAATATTTCACCAAGAACTCTGCCATACTTACCTGTACCATGTGATTTTAAAGTAAATTTACCTTCGTTAGAATTTTCTAACTTGTCTTTAGTGTAAGCCTTAGCTTCTAGACCTTTCTTTTTTTCATCTAAATCTCTAGTTCTAGATTCCCAAGTATCTACACCCATAAATCTAATACGTCTTTTAATCCAAGTATCGAAACCTAAGTCTATCATGGCATCGCAAGTGTCACCATCTACAACCCTAAGTAGCTTAGCATTATATGTGTACTTGCAATCCATTAAACTTTCTTTTTATTTTTTCTTATCACAGCTTTAATCAAGGCTTGTCTATTGTAATCTGATATTGTTATTCTGTATTTACCATAGCCAGATGGCAAGCTTCTTACGTAGTTATTCCAATCTCTTATATCAGATACTACTTTTTTTCTATCGTCACCATCAATAAGCCTTGACCTAAACTCCGCTAACTTTCTTCCCCTTAAGTACTTAATTCTGTTTTGCTTTAACCCCTTTGTCTCTACTCTTTTAGACGCTTGTTTTAATAGAGGACTTCCTGTAAGTTTAAGCGCTCTTGATGGCACACGATAGATTGCCTCTCCTTTGTATTCTGAAAAATCTTTCTCTAGAGAGTCTATTGTCTTAAGTAGGTTTTCAAAGTCAGACCAAAACGCAGGTTGAGCTAACCACTTGGCTTTATTAGCGAATGTAAAATCTGCACCTTCTTCTAATAAAGGAGACATTACATCTGACATATAACCAAAAGCTCCAATAGCAGTCAAAGCTTCTACTATATCTTTGCCATCTGTATTTATAAAGTTTTCTGGTTCATAAGATTTTTCTCCAGAGAAAACATACTTCATATACTCCTTAGCCTTTAGAGCTATACCTGCACCTGCTACTCCTGTTGCTCCTAGTCTTAATAATGGAAATATATTATAATTATACAAATCAGATTCTATTTGTTTCCTCATGTAGTTAGCATTTCTTACTGGAAAAGTTTTAAATTGGGTTAATAATCTAAGGCTAGGTCTATTAAGCCATAGTGGGTCTGTTAATATATTTTTTTGAACCTGCGTCTTAACTGCAAAATCACCCATTGCTTGCATCATCTTAGCATCACTAATCTTTCCGTTCTTTTTTATATCAGTTACCTTAATCCCTAGTCTATCTAGAGTGTTCTTTGCATTTCTAACCTCTAGTTTTCTTAGCTTAGAAACACCTAATGTCTTCCAAGTACCGCCCTTGCGAACAACATTCAACATATCTTCTATAAAAACCTTACCTATAGAAGCTGATACAATATTATTTATAGAGTTAATTCTATTGAATTGACTTTTATCTGTTAGGAAATCAGCAAGAGACTGCATTTTACTACCAGATTTAGCAAACCCCATCATTTCATGAGCCGGTCTAAATAAATCAGCACCAGACCCATCCACTAATCTTCTAAATCTTTTGTCTGTTAAGTATTTATAAGCACCGCTAATCATCCTAGTAT